CGACCGTAATCGCATGATACAGCTTGTGATTGGTGAGGTGACCGAGAAACGATTCAGGCTATTTGGTACGAAGGAAGACTGGTATGATTATTGGCTTCATTGGAGTCATATTTACCGGACCGTAGACATGGACGCCCAAGAAAAACCGCAGTATGTATGGCATCGTTCCGATCGGGATGACTGGGTTCATGCGACCGTTTATTTCCGCATCGGCTTAGACAGATTTGGTGATGGTGGCTCAATTGTGACAGGTGAAAGTGAATCCAAACCAAACAGTTATTTTATAAACCCGGACAATACCGCTTCATTTAACCCGCAGGAATTATTTAGAAAAGAACCAATGGGTGATATTTACGAAGAATCGGCAGACTGGCGCGATTAATTATCCACACCCTGTTTGTTTTTTATTATAAGGTGTATAATATTTGCATATGAGGAATTATTTGATGGATGCTTTCTCGTCTCTAGGACAATCAATAAATAAATTAGGCGGCAAACCCTCTGACCAAAAATCAGAGGGTATTGTGTCTGATAGATTTCCTGAACTTTCCTTAGAGATGGAAAATGATCAATTAATCAAGCTAACAAAACGATGGAAAGAATCATGGGAAACCTCCGACGTGGCCACGAGCGTAAAGAATCAAGGTGAAGAAAATGAAAGGTATTGGAAGGGTAAACAGTACGGCAAAATGGCACCAACAGACAACAGGGCGATCATGGATAACTTAGTATTTGAATCTTTAGAGACTTTTTTGCCGCAAGCTACCCGAAGGAACCCAGAACCAACCGTAGACGCACAGGAAGGAACAGAAGAGTCGCCAGAGACAGCCGAGTATGTAAACTCCTTAAAGAAAAAACTATGGGAAATTGCCGATGAGCTTAGATTACGATTAAAACTTAAAGGCACGGCTAGACACTGGGCTTTGTATTTATTAGGTGCTATCAAGCTGGGATGGAGTATGGACAAAGATATCCCTATGGCCCAAGCAGTTCGACTTAGTCAATTAATTTTAGACCCGTCTGGTACGATAGACGAGGATGGGTATCACGGTGAATTTATAGGCCATATACGCAAAGACCTGACAGCTTTTCAAGTATTAAACATTTTAGAAAATGTAGGCGGTGAGGCCGAGGGTATCAAAGCCATCCAAGAATTGGTAGACAAAGATACTGGCACAAAGCTTGGTTTTGTTGAATGGTGGACCGAAGCATATATGTGCTGGACCATGGGCAAGGAAGTTTTGCTAAAAAAGAAAAATCCGCATTGGAATTATGATACGGAAAAAGAAGCTTCTGCTGATCCAATGACTGGAATGCCACCAACGGATGAAACAGGTGCACCACAGATGGAACCGGTAGCAGGTTTTAACCACTTCCCTACTCCGCAAATGCCGTTCCTATTTTTGACTGTCTTTAATACCGGCCAACAGCCTGTAGATGATACCAGTCTCATAGGTCAGAATTTATCCAACCAAGATTTGATAAACAAAAGGAACAAACAGATTGATAAAAACGCCGACGGAATGAATGGGGGGCTTGTCGTATCAATCGAACGCTCTGGCCTAACCAAAGACCAAGCCAAGGGAGTAACTGATGCCCTCCATAAAGGTGGCACGGTGCTTATCCCTACAGGCACACCACGGGACGCTGTAGACCGATTTAATGCCCAAGGACTCCCGGCCGACATCTTTAATCAACTTGTTGATATGCGCAACCGCATGCGCGATATATTCGGAACTAGAGGGTCAAGCGCAGCCGGTATTGAAAGCGAAACGACCGTGCGCGGTAAGGTAATCAACAAAACTTTGGATACAGACAGAATCGGTGGGGGAATATCTGAGTATTTAGAGCAATTATCAGATGGGCTCTATAATTGGTTTACCCAGTTGCTTTATGTCTACGATAATACCTACGCCTTAATGCCAAACAAGCCAAGGGTAAAAATATCGGTAAAAGAGGGTTCATTATTGCCAAAAGACTCAACGACTATAGCCAATCAAGCGATCGACCTTGCCACCGCTGGAAAAATGTCGACATTGGATTTATACAAAAAATTAGATTACCCAAATCCCGAAGAGTTAGCCGCAAATGTTTGGTTGGAAATAAACGCCCCAGAAGTTTTATACGAAAAAGACCCACGGGTTGCCCAAGTAATGCAAATGCGGCAAGACGCAAATAAAGAACCAGAAAAATCTCCAAGTCAATCTATAAGCTTTAAGGATTTACCACCAGAGGGACAGGTACAAATGGCCGCTAAAGTTGGAATAGTCTTAGATGCCGAGGGTATTGCAGCGAATGAAGCCCACCGAACCGAGATGAAAAAGAAACCAAACGAAGAGGCGTTGCCACCCATAGAGGATTAATTTGTATCACAAGTTTATATCTGATATAATTAATTTATTATGAAATTAGATATAACGTCGGCAAACATGTAATTACAATTTAAAAAGCTATCACATTATTTGAGGCACGGAATTTCTGCCTTAAACTAAGTTGTGTGATAGCTCTTAGTTCTAAGTCAGGACTCTTTGCCTCAAAGTAAAGAGTTCTTTTTATTAAACAGTAACTGACGTCTCGTTCTAAGCGTCTCTAAATAATTTAGATCGTTTTATATGAGTGAAGAACTAATCGCGCTAGGCCACAACGAAGGCGACCCTGCCTTTCCAATGGACAATGGAGCTCCTGAAACTCCATCATCTGGATCGCAACCAGAAAACAAAGGAACGGACAATACCCAAGCGACTGGTGGGGATGGTAATACAAATATCCAGCCGAAAAAAGAAGATGTCCCGTTCAATGAGCATCCACGTTGGAAAGAGCGCGAAACCGAGTGGACAACTCGATTCAACGCTCAAGAAACTCGTCATTTAGAAGCTGTTGAGAATTTGCGCAAGGAATTTGGCACTAAAAAGCCACAAGGCAATGAAGTCTCTAACCCAGATGGAATTCCTCCTATGCCAGAATGGTTTGGTAGCGACGAAGATGCGTGGGCTAAGTATTATCAGCATGAAATGGCAAGAGAAGAGCGACTTTTGGCGCAAGCTGAAGAGCGCGCTTTGAAACGTTTCGAATCTGATAAGACTGCCAAGACTGAGGCTCAAAGTAAAGCTGAAAAAGAATCAACCGACTACATGAATGCAGAGGTTGGTAAATTAGAAGCTGATAAAGACCTCAACCCAACGGGAGAAAAAATTGATATCAACAAACTCATTAAGATTGTGATTGAGGACTATCAGCTTGTTGATGGAAACGGCAGATGGAACTGGCGCGCCGGACTTGCTATATACAATTCAGGCAAAACCACCAAAAGCCCAGCTGATAGAAAAGCGATTGCAGCAGCTACGACCTCGGCCCCAGGCGCCGGGGAAAAATCCTCTACCATAAAATCCGCGGCCGATTTCAAAAAGAAAAAGCCGTGGTAATTAAAAGGGTGGGGGATGATTAATTTATCTAACCCCAATATCATGACTGAATTATACGGTCAACGCATACAGACTACAGTGCAAACTGAGTATCTTCCGTATGTTGTAGACACTATCCTAAACTCCAACGTTCTATTCACTCGCATGGTCCGAAAGGCCAAAAAGTGGAATGGTCGCACTTTGCGCGTCCCATTTAAATACGCTAAAAATTCAACTGGTACGTCTTTCCGTGGTTTTGACACTTTCTCAACTGCCGCTACAGACAATCGCCAGATTATGGAATTCACTCCATCTTTTTATCAGATCACTTGTTCCCTGCCAGTAGACGAACTATCCGTCGCTGATACAGACGACAAGGTTTTGGATTTGATGAAGTTGACTATCCAATCCGACTCAGAAGATGGCGCCGATGACCTCGGTACCATGTTTTATGCTGACGGCACAGGAAATGGCAGTAAAGACTTGCTTGGTCTTGGCGCTTTGGTAGACGATGGCACAAGTGTCGCTTCTATCGGCGGACAAGCTCGCGCAACTTACACCACTTTGCAGTCCACCGTAACCGCCTCAAGCGGAACTTTGACTCTTGCAAAAATGGATACTTTATGGAATGCAGCTGCATCCGGAGCTCAAACTCCAACTGTAGGCTATTCTCCTGAAGCAGTACGAAGCTTCTATGGTCAACTATTGCGACCACAGGAAAGAATCAATAAAGCCGTAGGCCCAATGAAAGGCTTAGAAGGCGGTACAGGTTTCACTGGCTTAGAATACATGGGTAAAACCATCGTTGCCGATGAAAAAGCTACCTCTGGCGCGTTGCAATTCTTAAATGAGACTTTCATGGAATTTTACGCTTTACCTGCATTTGGCAGCAAGCCAATTCAATACAGCGGTCAAATCGAAGGTAATGACTACGAAGCCCCAATCGGTTTAGGTTTCAGCTGGTCCGACTGGATTAGACCAGCAAACGCCGCAGCTTACGTTGGCCATATTTACTTTGGTGGTCAATTTATAACAACTAACCCAAAGCGTCACGCTAAATTAACCGGCATTACCGGAATTTAAAAGTCGATTAATTCACAGAACTAAGTCATACATATGACTATCCAAGAAAAAGACTACGACCCAGCTCTGATGCAGGGCGCGGCAAACAGTAACACTGTCCCTCAGACAATTACTGATACCTCAAGCTCTGCATTTGCAGTCGGTCGTCAAGGCGCTACCAATCCGGTAATTGCCATAGATGCCTCTACATCAAGCGTGGTGACTGGTGTTAAAATCACTGGCGCTGCAACTGGTACCGCTGTTGCGGTAGTTGCAACGGGATCAGCAACCGATGAGCTTTTAACGATTAATGCTAAAGGTGCTGGTACGATTGGACTCGGAAATATATCAACTGGTGTAGTATCTATTGCCACAGCTTCAGCCAGTGGTGGTATGCGATACAAAGCAAGTGTGCTTGCCTCTTCAGGCAATACCACAATGACCTCTGCAATGTCAGGGTCAATCATGCTATTGGATGGTGCAGGAACTGATTACCTTCTTCCAGCTATCGGAGCTGGTGATGTGGGAATGGTTTTTACATTCTATTCCACGATTATATCAACCAGTCAAACCATCACGGCTGGCGCGGCTGACTTGCTTACAGGTTCCATTGCCATCGTAGATGCAGGCGCGGTTGGTTCAGACACATTCTCACCCGATGTTAGCGATGACCTTGTTATTTCCCTCAATGGCACAACCACAGGGGGTGTAGCAGTTGGTTCATGGTGCCGACTAACAGCAATATCAGCTACTCGCTGGTTTGTAGAAGGCGTATTTAACGGTTCGGGTACATTAGCTACCCCATTCTCTTAAAAAGTCGAATCAGAACATTAATTATTAATAACATAGTTTATGTCAATCCCTCAATTAACAGGGCCAGTGATGGTGGCAGCACAAAGTGTGTATTCTTCATCTGCTACAGCCCTACACAATCTCGGCGAATATATGGTGACCAATGATGGTCGCGGATACCGCTACTGCAAAGCAGGTGGAACCGCCCTCGTGGTTGGAAAAATCCAACAAGCCGCCGCAGAAGATACAACCAACCAACAGGAAGTAACTATCACCAACGCCACTTTAGGCGATTTGACAATCACATCATCTGACTCGGTAACTTTGGCAGCCGACCTTTTGGCCGGCGGTTATCTTATCGTTTCAGAAGGTACGTTGGGTGTAGGTCAAACTTATAGATTAAAAGGAAATACCGCTGCAACTTCTGCCGCTGTAACCTTTAATCTTGAAGAGCCTGTAAGAGTAACCACAACTGGCACTTGTAAAGTGGATGTAAAAATCCATCCTTACGCAAGTGTAGTTGTAGCTCCAACTTCCCAAACTTCCGCTATCGTAGGCGCCGCTCAGTTTGCAATTGCATCATCTGAATACGGTTGGCTACAGACACGCGGTGTTTGTGCTATTTTGGCACAAGGTACGGTAGTCGTTGGTGACGGTTTAGTCCCAGCCAACACCACCACAACTGGTACGGTAGTATCACGCGCGGACGCTTCTTTGGAGGCTTCTATCGGGTACGCTTTACATGGTGGTGCTTCAACTGATTACTGCTTAGCATTCCTTACAATCAACTAATCAAAGCCTCTCGCTTTGCTCTGGCTCTCTCATGGAGCCAGCGACAAGGTGAGAGTTAGCGGCGTTATTAGCTTGGAATCGCCTACCGAGCATATCTATAAAATTATGAAAATTGCCAAATTCGTCAACTATACCAACGAGGAGTTTATAATCCATTGGAACGGCAAAAAGAAAACCTTCCCACCCGGAAAAAGCAAGTTTATGGAAGATGGTGTGGCCAGAGTATTTGCAAAACACTTGGCTAATAAAATATTGATTAGTCTAGGCAAAGACAATCTAACTTCACCGAAAAAACCTGAGGATGTCCCACAATTTATGGAGATAGTAAATAAATGCTACTTTCCAATAGATGACATGGACGAGGATGAAGAGGTGGAAGATGAAGAGGCTAACACTAAACTCGCCAATCTAAACAGAAGAGTGGTGGAAGAGAATTTATTACCACCCGAAGCACGAGAATCCGGCAAAAAAGAAAAGCCAGCCGAGATCGTACAAGTGCCGGGACTAGAAGAGGAAGAATTTGAAGCCGCGCCAACTCCACGATTACAAACTACTCCAGCCCTGCCAAACGTTGACCTAAATTCTGATTTAAAAAAGGACTAGTATGCGACTCCTCTCGCCGGAAAATATAAAGATAGAAAAGGAAGACAGGATACGAGAAACGGCGAAGATAAATGAGGTAGTTGCAAACGCATCTATTAATTTAAATAAAGAATTAAATTTGGTGCGCGATAAAGCCGAAGAAGAGAAAAAGGCTGTGGCCTTGGAAACTGAAACCTTTGTCGCGCAACAAAACGCCTTAGCCAAAGAAGCTTTAACTCTAGTAGAGCAATTGGAAAAAAAACGAAAAGCAGCCCTAGAACCGATCATAGAACGGGAAAGAGCAGTAGATGCCAGAGAAATGGCCATAACCACCGCAGAAGGGCAAATAAAGGCCAAAGAATTGACGCTACAAGCACAACAAGAGTCTATAAATGAAGATTTAGAGATTTTAGCCGATCGGAAGGGCGATATTTTCCTAAGTGAACAAAAAT